TCACCTTGATAATTATTCAAAACTTTGGCAAGCGTCTGTCGATACCAATCTTTGTTTTGGAATCGACCTCCAGCTTCAGACTTGACGATTGATGCGATACTCATTTAATACCTAATTCTTTTTCTGTGAAAATTTTGAATTCCCAGAGACGGTCATCACAAAACTCTTTACAAGCTTTCCACTTGGCCTGATTAGTACCCCACGTATACACTTCATTGATCCAAGTCTTTGTTTTTCTTGGAGGGTTAGGATCTGGTTCTTTACACTGTTTTAGTGGCTTGATCTCAACAACCATTCGACGCATCTTGCCAGTTGCATCGATATACTTAATGTAAAAGTCAGGATAGTATCTTCGTTTTTTACCACTCACAGGATCCTTGTACGGAACAAAGAATTCTTCACTTCCCCATTCGAGAATATTTTCATTACCATCACAATAAACCATAAATCGACGTTCCCACAATGATCTGTAAATGATGTTAGTTGGATCTCCTCTATATTTTTTAGGATTGGAAGGTCTATACTTCCCACTGTAACTCATAAATAAAAACATCTGGCTGGTATCTTATTTAGAATTCAATGTCACCACTCAAGAATTATCAGATAGACGATATCAAGTCAAGATTCTCTACAGTTGCTCTTGACAATACTTATCAAGTTGTTTTTAGCACTAACACAAAAGTAACACGTGAGGCAATTGATGCAGGACTCACAATCCAATTTATTAATGAAGATCTTGGTTTATATGTAAAGGATGCGGTCTTACCTGGATCCTCATTCGGCGATGTTGAGATTTCTGGAGATCGACAAGGGATTACTGAGAGAGTCGCGTTATCAAGAATATATGATGATATTACATTGACTTTTTATGTCGATAGAGAGTATAATGTTCTTAGATTCTTTGAGATTTGGAATGAACTAATCAATCCAACTCTTGGTGCAAACTCCCGCAACGCAACAAAGAGGTTTAATTATCCTGACGATTATAAGTGTGGAATCACGATCTATAAATTTAATAAAGATAAATTTTTTAGTGATGTCGCTGCAGATTTTGATTTTACGAATGAAGTTTATAAACGAGCCACTCTTACAACATATCGGGTTCTGAGAGCCTGGCCTTACTCTGTTGCATCTGTTCCAGTCAATTATGAAGGTCAGGCAGCTATTGAACTTAGTGTAACTTTTAGATATGATCGTTATACAATTGATAATGTGACCAGACTTAAACTTTTTCCTGGTTATCTTGATGGTGCATCCTTCATTAGTTTCGTTGAATTATCCAGACCAAACGGGGAGACATATCAGGTTCCTATTCAGGATGGTAGACCTACACTAGCACAATTATCTGAAGTAATTGAAGCCAATCCAAATGTATTCAAGGGCCCGAATATCAATACGCCCCCTAAATAACTCACTGATCCAAATATTATGCCTTTACCTACAATCACAACTCCTACCTATGAGTTGACCCTGCCGTCCACTGAGAAAACGATCAAATATAGGCCATTTTTAGTTAAAGAAGAAAAGATTCTGATTCTTGCTATTGAAAGTGGTGAACTCAAAGATATCACAAGAGCAATCAAAGATGTCCTCAAGAACTGTGTATTGACATCAGGCATCAAGATTGACAAACTACCAACGTTTGACATCGAATATTTGTTTCTCAATGTTCGTGCAAAGTCTGTTGGTGAGAGTGTGGATATCATCATCACCTGCCCAGACGACGGCGTAACTGAGGTTGTTCAAAAGATTTTCATCGATGAAATCACCGTCAAAAAAAGAGATGACCATTCATCGGACATCAAAATCGATGATACCTATACATTGAGAATGAAATATCCGTCATTGGACCAATTCATCTCAGAAAACTTTGACTTCAAGGGAACTGCAGATAATACCTTTGCGTTGGTTGCATCTTGTATTGATATGGTTTTCAGTGAGGATGAGGCCTGGTCTGCATCAGATTGCACACAAAAAGAATTAGTTGAATTTGTAGAACAGTTTAATTCATCACAGTTCAGACAGATTGAAAAGTTCTTTGACACGATGCCAAAGTTAAGTCACACGGTAGAAGTTGAAAACCCAGTCACTAAGATTAAATCAGAGGTTGTTCTGGAGGGATTGTCAAGTTTTTTCGCATAGGTATGGCTCACATTTCAGCTGAGTCATACTATGAACTCAACTTTTCTTTGATGCAGTACCATAAATATTCTTTGACAGAGATTGAAAATATGATCCCCTGGGAGAGAGAAATCTATGTCAATCTCCTGAGAAATTACCTTGAAGCTGAGAAACTTAAAAATCAACAAGAACACGGTTTAGGTTAATGGCGATCGGGCTAGGCAAACTTTTTCAGGATATGTTGAAAATTGGCGTGGCTGATGCCGCCAAAAAGAACATACCCGATATGGTCGGTCGGATGTTTGCGAAAAAAGAACCGACCACGGATGAGATATTACAAATTCTAGAGGATGAAAGAAGACAGAGAGCCTCAGAATTTATCTTAGGGGGAGAACAACTCAGCTATCAATCTGAGATTGATGACGCACCTAATATCACAATTCCTGAACCTTTAGTTCAGTCTACCTCTGGATCGATCATTCCACAAAGAACGATTGTGCCTCAAATTGTTGATGCACCCAGAGGCACAGTCGTTCGTAATTTGGGTTCACTGTTTTTAGAAGTTGAGAGAATTAACGCAAATATCGCCGCAATGAGTAGGGCGATGAGAGATAGTGCAATATTAGAGAAAAAATATCGAGATGAGTTAATTAAAAGTAAAGAACAAGATTTATCACAAAGAGACAAATTACAATCAAGAAGTAGAGCACAAAGAGGTCAATCACAAACAAGATCATTTTTTAATAAACAATTGAGAAGAGGTCAGCGTAAAGTCCGAGGAATGACTGAAGGATTTTTAGAGGCAACGTTGTTTTCTTTTGCTTTAGAAATTGGAGCGATGGTTGTTAACTCAATCAAAGGTGCTTTTGACCCACCACCAGATCCTGCTCCAGAGTCTGGTGATCTTAGAGATATTATCAAAAGAGGTGAAGGTGGACTTAACTCTATTAATAGAGGCAGTGCAGGCGATACACCAGGCGGCGCCAAATCTGTTTTGGGTAAAGACTTAGTTGAACTTACTGTAGATGAAGTTGCTGCAGCACAAAAAGCCGGGAAAATTTTTGCAGCTGGTAAGTTTCAGATCACCCCTGACACAATGCCTGGTTTTCAAGGTTATTTACAGAAAGCTGGTGTCGATACTTCTACCGCAAAGTTTGATAAAAATATTCAAAATATGTTTTTTGATTATGCAATAACTGAAAAAAGACCTGAAGTTGGTCAATATCTAAGAGGTGATAATGTAAGTTTGGACAAGGCTGCATTAGAATTAGCTGCTGAGTTTGCAGCGGTTGGGGTGCCTTATGATATGAGGAAGGGATCTTACGGTGGTGGATACCCAGTGCGAGATATTAGAAAGGGAGAAAGTTTGTATAGTGGCGTCGGTAATAATCGTGCAAGCATCAGCCCAGAAACGATCAAAGAATCCTTACGTAAACAGAGAGATAAAAATATACAAAAAAGTCGCAGTAAAGGTCAAGGTGGTCCAGATATGGCTATGCCTGATGCTAGTAAACCTGGTGCACCTGGTATTCCTGGTGATCCAAACTCACCTAGAATTGGTGATTACGTCGGAGGTAGTAGAAGCAGCTCGCTAGTTAGACCTATGTCCTCTGACATCGCAATGTCACCTGTAGGAGAAAAATCTAACGTATCAATAATTGAGCAATTCTACGATATGAAAATACCGAAAGGAGGTGCCACAGCATTAGGATCTGCGACTGAAATCCCAGATCGTGAACCAAAACGACCTGGTGGTGTTTATGAAGAATATATGGGTGTCGCTTGATGGATCAGTTTAATCCATTTACAGACTTATCACCTGTAGATAAAGACCGTGCAATCGAACAACTTGGTGGTGCGACTGAAAATAATTTACAACAATTACAGTTCAGACTCAGATTTACATCAGAGTATACTAAACAATTTCTTAATGTACTCAGAGATAAGAATAAGTCATTCAAGAAAGATTTAGATCGAATCAAAGTTTTAGATGAGAGATTAAAGAGGGAAATACCAGTCATCCCTGGTATGGCTGGTATCGCTGGAAATATTTTTGGTGAGGAGGGTTTTCCACCTGGACCACTCAAAGGTTTTCCTGGCTTCCCAGGTGGTTTACCTGGCAGAATTCCTAGAAGACCAAGGCAACCAAGCCCCGTTCCGCAGGAAGTGCCTCAGGAGCAAACACAAAAAACAAATATATTAGAAACGATCCGAAAACTTTTAGAGCTAGGATATACTCTTGACCAAATCAGGAGAATTTTGCAGGGAGTTTTTGTTGGTCAACCAGCTATGGCTGACGAGATTGATGATGCGATTGCAGAGGAATTATTCAGAAAACAAAATGAAGATCAGAAAAAACTCATACCTCTTCGTAAATTACCTGTTGTAGCCCCTGAACCAGATCTACTTACGAAAGAACAGTTCAAATTATCATTGAAGGCTGAGGATGAACTCGCTAAAGGTGCAAGCCCATCATTCCTTAATGACTCCTACGCATATCTCAATCAATATTTCGCAAAGACTGGAAAAAGTGGCGCAGTGCGAACACCTGACGGAGGTTTCCTATCGGTAAGACCAGTCGGTTTGTTTGAGAAAAAACCCGAATTTAATTATATTTCTGGTAGAAAATATGTAACAACTCAAAAAAATGTTGCTGAGGCATCCAAATACGCAGCATTACTTCGTGTTGTCACTGATGTAATGGGATCTGTAGCGGGGGTTCGCCCTCGACAACCCGTCATCGGTTCACAAACTCCAACAACTGTACCACCAGGTCAACCTCCACGACCACAACCTACACAACCAGGTCAAAGACCAAGACCAGAAGTTACAGTTATTCCCCAGGAATCAATAGTACCACCATCAACTAGAACTCCACAAAAGAAGGGGGATACTACGCTCACTCCTCAAAAAATTAAAGAACTTCTTGGAGGTAGAAAATTTGGACCAGACAAACTTGATGCTGAACAAATACAAGGTACCATCGACGTATTAAGAGACCCATCACTTGTAAAAGGTCAGGTAGCAGCACCAGGCACGATTGCTAACTTTATGGGATTAAACAGCCCAAGCATACGTAATCAGTTTTTAGACTATCTAACTGGTGCAAAACAAACAAAACAAGGGTTACCTAACTATGGATTGTATGAAAAAATTCTCAGACAGATTGGATTAATTCAAGGATCCACTCCTCCTAAACAGGTCGATAATGATGCTTTTAGATTTTTGATGAATTATCACATCAAATACGGAATTAGCCCCCGAAATTTGATCAGACAGATGGAAATGAATCAAATGATCGATCCATCTACAAGAAATGACCCGAGTACTCTTAATAAGATGGGAGAGGCGATTGAGAAGGGTAGAGAAGCTGAATCTTTCGGTGACCTGAGACCCTTTAGAGAACAATACGGTTTGGATCTTCAGTCATTAAATATAGATACTGATGTCAACACTCTTATTGTGATTATGAAACCCCGATTCGTAACCGCTTAATGTCTTACATCAAGGACATATTATTTTCAAACTTTACTCTCACTGACGCTAATGGTAGCCCAGCGGACGTGGGAGGGGAGATATCGACTATTTTAGCCTTTGATTATTATGAGAGCATCTTTGAACCCACCATTAAAGTTACATCAACACTGGTTGGACTGGATCAACTTTTAGCCACTAGATCTTTTAAGGGTGATGAAAAGTTATCATTCAGTATTAAACACCCATCAGGTCAATTGTCGTTCGATGATCTGTCAATTCAATCATTCCAACAAAACGACAACAGTTCAACCGCAAACGTCTATACGCTTTTAGCCACAAATCCAGATGCGTATAAGAATTACAACAATAGACTAACACAGAGATACGATCCATCTGTGAAGATCAGCTCTCATGTGACAAGTATTCTCCGCACTCTTGGCACGAATCGACAGACTGATATTGAACCAACTGCCAATTCGATGGGGTTCTATGGTAATTTTTGGCCACCATTCAAGGGTCTTTATTGGTTAGCAAAACGATCTGCGTCTGCGACTGGTAGTTCCGATGGCTCTGGCACGTCTAGAGTTGGTTTTCTTTTCTGGGAGAATCAGTTTGGATACAATTTCAAAAGTATTGACACAATCGCAGCAAACTCCAAAACTGGCACGATACAACAATTCGATCAGACTGACGTTGTTGATGATGTAGGTGATTCAAACAATTTCAATGCGTATAATGTAAGATTCGAACGAGATCAAAATTTACTTGACCAAATCGCAAAGGGAATGTATAGTGATAATGCAAATTATTTCAATCTTCATTCATTAGCTCAATCGAAAAAAGATATAGGTCAAAAATTAAGTTACAAAGATAAAGTTTTTTCTGGTCAGTCACACTTCGGTGGAGATGCATCGATTGGAAAATATAGTTTTACCGATAAAATGAACTTTGAAACAACTCAGTTTTTTATTGATGGGACAATGAAACCTGACGGTAAAATGAACTTCTCTGGATCAGGTGACAAAGAATATGATATTCATAAAATCAAAGCACAATCAAGAATGAGATATGCATCAATAATGTCAAGGTCATTGAGAATGACTGTGCCTCTTAACTTTGAACTTGCAGCAGGATTGCCTGTTCAAGTAAACCTTATTCAAAGTAATACTGGTGCATCAAAACATCAATCTGGTGTTTACATCATCAAAGATCTTAGACACAATATTGAATTCACAGACCAAGGAATCAAGGGTTTCACTCATTTACGACTGTTAAGTGACACATATGGCACTGATTCTACAGTAACAACAAATGCCTCAATATTGTAAATAGTTCATTACATTACATTAAAAATGGAAACAATCGAAGCACACATTCAAAAAGACAAAGAGATTCTTGATGACTCTACAATATCTCCACAGATGCGTCGTCATACTGAGGGGGAATTGAAGGAACTTCAGTCTTATCAAGAGAGACATCCTAAAAATCACCAAGATCCATCACCACTTGAG